ACAGCGGATTTGCGAATGAAAAAGCTCTCTCGACAGGGGTTAATTCATACGCAGCTCAAGACTCGATTCCAATCATTGAAAAAGGCGTGATCGCGGCTTTACTCGGTGAAGATGTGACCGAGGGCGGAATTGGATATTTTGTCCATACCGTCGGAGCAAGCGCACTGCATACCTGGAGATCTGACCTTGACACGAATAAGGCCAGTCAAGTTCCGGGGCGTTACCTGCAAGATGGCGTTTCAGGTGAAGTGATTTTGTTTAAACTTGATGACGCAGCCGGTCTTGGCTCAGTCTTAACATAAGGTGAATTAATGGAAACTACGATAGAATTTTTGAAAGAAACTCTGGATTATATCCAAAGTGACCGCCGCCTTATGAGAATCGTTAACCCTGATGGAAAGTTGACACCATATCGGATGGACCAACTAGGAGAAGCGTTTCGAAGGGTTGAGTGGGAAAAGGCAGAGATGGAGAACAGCGCTTACAAAGGTCAGTATAATAAAGACCTGTCAGATGATCAGATCATCGAGAACATGGAAAAAGCTGGTCGTTTTGATGCAAATGAAGGACTGGTCTTTGCGCGGCAACTGGAAGAAATCGATCCGACTCGTTATGAGGTAGTACATAAGCCTCTGACGAAATGGAAAGAGGTTCTGCCAGTGAAAACCTTTACCCCTGGAATTGACCGGATCACATATCGGTTGATGGATCAGACCGGTGAGGCTGCTTTGAGTTCACCCGGTAATATGACGGATGTTCCAATGGCAGACGCAAACGCGACGGAATTCAGCAACGGTGTGTTTGCCTGGGTACTTGGTTATTTTTATACCGCTCAGGAATTGAGACGTGCTGCCGTTGCCGGTGTCCCTCTCCCCTCAGAGAAAATCATCGCTGTTGAACGTGGTTATGCAAAAAGATTGCAAACAACTATGTTTGATGGGGATACAAGGATCGGTCTGAAGGGCTTTATCAATGCCACTGGGGTTACCAACACCCAGGCCGCAGCTCCTGCTTCCGGGAGTGATAGAACATGGGACGGCGGCGATAAGACCAATGACGAAGTTGCGACAGATATCACAGTCTCGGCATCTCGTATTCGGGCCAGAACTTTCGGTGAATTTGGCGAAGCCAACCTGACTGTTGCGCTTCCGCAGACTGAGTTTGATTACATCGCTACTACCAGGATGGCATCAGGAACAGATACAACCATCATGCAGTTTCTCCTGAATAATTCAGCATCAAACGGCATCGCCCGCTTTGTTGTTGTTCATGACCTGGTTGGGGAGGGTACGGGATCAACTCAGTTGATGATCATTTATCCAATGGAAAACAGAGTCCTTGAGGCGAACGTTGCCGAACAGATTCTCTGGATGCCAATGGAAAACAGAGGAACTTCTTTTATCTTCAATAGCGAGATGGAATTTGGCGGGGTAACAGTCCGCTATGCAATCGCCATGGACCAAACCTACGGAATATAAGGGGAATTATGCATGAGATTTACTCAAAGCTGGATTCCCTGAATACTCTTAACGGGGTGGTCGTTGGAGCTACGAAGAACAAGTCCTTCACCGTTGATTTTAAGCCGGGAGTTACGACGCAATTACCAGACGACCAATATGATGCTCTCATGGAAGATAAAGGGGGCATCTTTAAAATTCTCCATAAGTCTGGTGATTTTATCGAGTCGGTTGAAAAAGTCACAGATGACCTTTCTTCACTGGAGGGAAATCTTATCAAAGCTCAGAAAGCGCTGGATGATGCAAGAAAAGCGCAGAAGGAGAATGACGTCGTTGACGGTGTCAAATTAGCTGAGGACGTTTTGAAGGGAGCGGAAGATACTCTTAAAAAGGCATCCGATGCAAATGAGAAAAAAGGCGCGTCGATCGCTGTTAAGAACGCAAAAACAGCATTGACAAAAGCACAAAACGCGGCCAAGAAGGGTAAATAATGGCACTTCCAGATATTACATGGGCTGATGTACAGAACACGGCCATAGATATTGCTGATGAACTTGAGCTATTCACACCGGCTCAACGTGACCTGGTGATAAATATGACAAACCGTCGAATTGCACAGTCTCGATATCTGGATGATACATTCGATGCGAGGCGCTACTATGCTTCGCATTGGGCTAATATGGCTATTACTCCACCTGCCGGAGAAGGAACAAGGTCCAGCGAATCTATTGGATCAGTATCAACGGGGGTGACGTTGGCAGTTAACAACCCACCCCCTGATATGACCATTCAGGAAACTCAATATGGAAGGTCATTTTGGCATATAATGAAGCATAGATTCGTGGGGTTTTACAACTGATGGGTGTTGAGATCATAGACACAGATTTAGGGTGGGAAGATATATTTGATTCGATTATCGAAGATAACGACAAAGAAGTTGAGGTTGGCTATTACCAGGAAGATCAAGAGGACGGTATTGGGATGGCTGAACTTGCTGCAACTCATGAATTTGAAGACAGACCCTTCATGAGACGTTCTTTCGATAATGGGGTGAAAGATATTTTCAAAATACAGGGTGAGTTAATCGGGAAAATGATTGACGGTGGTATAGACAAAAATCAAGTGATGGAAGTCACAGGAGACTTTCATAAAAACCAGATTCAAAACGGGGTCGTTCAGAGAACTTTAGGGTTAAAAGAAAACGCACAAATAACGATTGATAGAAAAGGCTCTGATACTCCATTAATTGATTCATCAAGAATGATAAACGCAACACGATCAAAAATAGTAAAAAAGAATGGGTAAGCCTGGACTTGGAATAAAAAAGATAATCAAGAAATATGCCACAAAGCATGAGATAAGAGGCAACGCTCAAGAAGATGGTTTTTACAATGATGATGGGGTTTTTGAGAGAGGGTCAAGAGATCCTGAGTTTATTCAGATTCATCATCAACCACTATCTGGAAAAGAAGCTCAGAATTTACCGGAAAACCTGAGAACAAAAACTCTCTTGAATTATTGGACAATTGAGTCAGATAAAATCGACGTCAAAAAACAAGTGATTATTGGTAATAAAATATACAGCATTGAGACAATCAAAGAATTCACATCACACACTGAGGGAATGATGTCTCGGTCTGGAACACAACAAAATATAGATGAAAGCTAAAATCAAAGGCTTAATTAAACTTTTGAATCCTGATTTAAACGAGATAGTTTTTGGAAAGCAGATTGCCGAAAGCCCTCCAAATCCTTATGCAAGATTCAATTTCATTTCAGGTCCGAGATTGGGTAGGCCGTTTAAAACAACCACATTCGACGGTATAAATAAACCCAATGTTGTAACTGAACACCTACAAACACAGAGACTGTTGAACGTTGAAATCGTTTATTATACAAAAACCGAGTCTGACCTTTTAGAAGACTCAAGTAATGGCCAGACAGTAATCAATAAAACAGCGACAGATTTTGCGGGTGATTTTGTAAACGGATTAGAGGGTAGTCTAGTTTTGGATTACATGACAGACAATGAATTTTCAATTTTAAACTTCACAAACGATTTCCAAGAGGTTGACGAATTTCTGTCTGATGTATGGGAAAGAAGGTCAACGATAGAAATCCAAGTGAATTTTGTAGGGACATCCACTAGCGATATTCCATTCATTAGTGGACTTGACGCCAATAGTGATCCGGCAACGATCACAGGCAATTACACAAACCCTGATGGGAGTGATTTATAATGGCTATAGATGATGTGAGCGTCACTATTTCGGTGGGTGACACAAAAATTAAAGCGGCTGGGTTCGGGGTTCCATTGGTATTGCCTGAAGATACTCACTCTGTTTTTGTAGACAGGACAAAGGAATACGGCACCTTGGCAGAGGTTACGGTCGATTTTGCTGTAACGACAAAGACCAACAAAGCGGCTGCGGCTCTATTTGCCCAGACCACAAAAAGCGGCAAATCAATCGAAAAAATAAAGATTGGTCGTGTTGATTCAGGAGATGCTGATGTAAGTGCAACCCTTGCAGCGATTTGGCTAGTTGATAGCGAATGGTACGAGCTGACATATGAAAGCAAAGTCGAGGCTGATATTCTGTTGGCGGCGGCATGGGCGGAAACCGTGAGTGTTATCTATATCATTTCCGTTGAAGATGCTGACATTTTGACAAGTGTTGACACTGACTTGATGTCCCTGCTTCAAGGATTCAGTTATGACAGAAGCGGACTGATTTGGAATCATCAAGGCGGGGTTGACGCTGCGGATGTCGATATTACGGTTGCGTCTGAGGTTGCTACCGTTACGGAAGCCTTACACGGTCTCCGGGTAAATGATCCAGTGACAGTCTCGGGCGCTGATGGGTCCGATCTAAACGGGAATAAGTTTGTTGCAACTGTCCCGACTGACGGAACATGGACATACGCCACAACTGAAGGTGACGGAGCAGACGCCAACAACGGAGCAATCGATTACTTCGCCAGATATGTTTTTGGTGACGCTGGATGGTGCGGTCAAACACTACCAGAAGATCCCGGAACTCTGACATGGAAATTCCAAACGATCTCAGGTTTGCTGGCAACCCCTACGTCATTGATGAATACATCGGAAAGAGGGCTGGCAGAAGGCAAAAACGCCAATATCTACATTGAAAATGCAGGTGTCAGCCATACCCGGGAGGGAATCATGGCAAGCGGGCGGTTTATCGATGTTCAAAGAGGTGTTGATTGGTTAGATGCGAGACTTGAAGAGGCTGTCTTTGCTCAGTTGGTTAACTTGCAAAAAATACCATATACCAACGCTGGTTTGACAATCATCGAGTCAGCAATGCGGGCTGTCCTAAATGATGCTCTGCAAGCGACTGTAATCAATCCAATCAGTGATACAGAAGCATTTACAATCACAATTCCAAAAGTGACCGACATCCCGGTAGCGGATCGGCAAAACAGATTATTTCCTGATATCGAATTCGCTGCACTGGTAGGTAATGCCGTGCATGGTGTTCAGATTCAGGGCAAACTCCAAGTTTAACGGGGGATAAATGGCAGATTTAAGTAACAGATCATCAGGATACAATCCAGCCGAGGTCGCTGTAATAGTAGCCGGACTTACTATTACAGGTTTTGCTGAGGGGACAGGGATTGAAATTGAAAGGGATGAGGACACGTTCACAAAGCAAACTGGATCAAACGGAGAAGTGACCCGGACTATGCGAAACAATAGGGGTGGTAGTATGATATTCACCCTTTTGCAAGGATCTGAAAGCAATCTTGTACTTTCAAATCTGCATAACGTAGACGAGAATACAGGCGCTGGGTCATTCCCTGTTATCGTAAAAGATAACTCAGGTGTCACAGTTCATGAATCGACAACAGCATGGGTCAAAAAAATGGCAAAGGTGACTTACGCAACCGCGCACGAAGCGAAGGTCTGGACACTCGACTGCGCCCAACTAATTGGAAGTATCGGAGGCAATACAACTCTATAATGGAAAAAGATATAATGATAGGCGGAACAGAATACCGCGTAGCTCAATACAGAGTTGAAAAACGTATGGTATTCCATATGCAATTGACTAAGCTTATGGGATATGGCGCGAAAATTGCCGATGGAATTGTAAACGGCATGGTCGATGAAAACATCCAGCTTGATCAAATCGGGGTAGGTGAGGCAATCAAAAACATAGTTGAAAAACTAGACCCGGTTGAGCACACCAAATTTGTCATGAGTACCATAAAAGCACTCACAATGTCCCCTAAACAATGTGGCCCTGATGGTAAGCCTGATGAATTTGATATTCATTTCACAGATCATTTTTCGGACATTTACCCGCTGTTTACCGAGATAGTAGAACACAATGTAACCGATTCGATCAGCGCCGATCTTAAAAAAAAATTAGCGGGTTACATTTCGACTATGCTCGGTTTTATCGGGGAACCGGAAACATCAACGGCGGATTCACAGAAACCGAAGAGTTAGTATGGCAGGTAGTTGAATCAAAAACGGCAACATTGAGAGAAGTCAAGACAGAATGGTATTATTCAGACCTTTTAAAATTCGCGTACAGATCTAACATCAATTACATTAATCAACGACTACAAGAACCCGATGGCGACAGTTAGAAAATTAGTCACTAAATTAGCGTTTGAGGCTGATACATCACAGGCTGATAAGTTTGAGCGTATTATTATCAGACTCAAGACCAAGGTTGAAGCGCTGAACAGGGCTATGAAGTCAAAATCTGAGGACGATAGAAGAAAAAGAATAAACAAACTTGCAACCGCTTTCAAAAGATTACGTGAAAAAATTGACCAGACAAAAATAGGTAAGGCGGTTAAGAATTTTGGGAAGAGAATAATAAAAGCAACCGAAGCTTTCAACACTGCGGTACTTCCTAAAATAAGAAAAATAGCAGGCCGGATTGTCGGAGTTTTTAAAGGCATTGCCGAAAAGATAAAGAATAACAAGCTAAAAATAATCGGGGCAATAATTGCGGCGGCGGCTGCGATAAAAAGCGCAACATTGAGAACGGCTGAAGTTGAGACGTTGGATGTTGCCATAATCGGAAAGTTTGGGGAAGAAGGGGCCAAGGAACTAAATAAACAGATCGAAAAGATCAAAAAGGATTTAAAGATTGGCGAACTGTTCTCAGCCTTGGAAATAAAACAGGGCATTGTCACTGCGATTCAATTAGGCGTGGACCCCAAGGCCATAGGGAGGCAGATCCAAGATGCTTTGCTGGCAGCTGCGACGACTCCGGGGGCTTCTTTTGAGGAAGCAATGGCGGCATTTACGACTTTCACTTTTACCGGTGATGAGGCTTCACTCGCTAAATTTGGAACATTCAACAGAGATCAGATCGAAGCCTTAAAAATAGCCCGGAGAGAAGCGAGTAATTTTACCAATGAAAGAAAAGAACAGATACTGTTGCAAGCTAACGCGCTCAAAAGGGCCGATGGACTAAGACAATTAGAAAGAGTATTGGGGACAACTTCAGCGAAAATATCAAAAACAACAGGAGAGATAGCAGACTCTTGGTTGAGGGCGGGAAACGCGATCAAGGACAATGTTAATAACCAACTAGATAATACACTCGAACTAATAAAGAGCATAAAAAACGAGGGCCTGACCGAGACTTTTTTGAATTTTCAGCAAACATTACCGAGCGGCGAAAAAGGTAAGTCCATAAAAGAAAATCTAAGCTCTGCAAAGGGTCTGATATCAGATCGGCGGACCGACAAGGAAACAAAAGATCCGGGTTTTCTTCAGCAAAGGTCAGACGTTGGACTTTTGGGTTTGATACTTGGATTTAAAAATAAACAGCCACAAACACAGGGACAGTCTTTGAGTGCTCCGAGCGTTGCCCCCGCTGGTATATCATCAGGCGGTCAAGAAATAACAGTCACTCAAAACATAACCGTAGACGGTAACGTGGTGGATGTAAGCAGAACCGAACAGTCAAAAATGTGGAAAGCCCTTCAATCTGCTATAATGGTGTCTAATCAATCAAGATTCGGAGCCTCGGCGAATAGACAATGAGCTTTATAGTTAAATCATTTATTGATCAAAGAACAACGCTGATAACTCAGCCGGGAGACTTGCAGCCCAGCACCGGGGCAGCTCCTGTTCTAGGCCCATTTGGTGGTATTGATATTCCAAAATCAATCACATTTGATGCCGTTGTTCAGGAATCGCACGAACACAGAAACCTGATCACAGAAAACCCAATTGAGGACGGATCAATAGTATCTGATCATAAAACAAAATTGCCGTTTGTTCTGAACATGTCGGGACTTTTAACCGATACACCCATTGCAAAGAATATCCCTTTGTTCGGTGCCATATTTTCATCAGAAGGCAGAGCAAGAAAATTGATGGATGATATTGTGAACGTAGATAATGAAAACGTCTTGTTTACGATCATCACAGGTATGAAGGCATATAAAAATCTACTGTTCGAAGAGTTGACACCACAAAGGGGCAGTGAAGATTCAGGGATAAGATTTCAAGCCAAGTGCAAGCAGATTCAAGCAGTATCAAAGTCAGGTGAATTTTTCACAGACGTTTCATCAGATGTTCAACACACCGCCTTCGGGATAATTGGCGGCGGAATAGTGGTCCCGTTTTAATATGGCAACATTAACGATACCAGTCAGAAACGACATTTTCTTTTATCGACAGTTTGTTACACTGGATAACGTCGAATATATTATGGTGTTCGATCTCAACGACAGGGAAGACTCATGGTATTTAGGTTTTGAAGATGATATTTTGAACGGTATAAGGATATCTGGAAACAACGATATTTTAAAACAATTTCATCATCTTGAAGTGCCTCCCGGAGAACTTAAAATAGTAGATTTAGACGGTCTCAACCGCGAACCAGCAAGGGCAACATTTGGAGACAGAGTGATCCTGACTTATGAGGAAACGACGTGATAAATTTTGGCCGCGTAGTGGAGATTGACATCAAAAACAACCGTCAAACGATAGAGATTAGAAACCTCAAAATGATTTTTGACGTTCAAGATCAGGTTGGTGACGAACCAGCGCAGGGACGGTTCACAATATTCAATCTCAATCCAGATAATAGGGCGGCAATAAGGTTTGAAAAATTAAAAAGCTTGGATAAATTTGGTGATACGATAACTATTAGGGCTGGGTACCAGGACGACATAAAACAGCTGTACGAAGGCGCTATTATATCAGCCATAAACAACAAAAACGGGCCTGATTGGATGACTGAAATTATAGCGGTTCCAGAGATAGCGAGGCTTTTAACCGCAACAGTCAGCAGAGCTCAACCGTACCCGAAAGGAACACCGAAAGCTTCAATATTTTTTGATGTTATTGACGATCTAAACATACCATTGAACAGCCAAGAAAAATCAAAGGTATTGGAGATACTAGGAACAGCTCAGATAAAAAAGAGTTGGACTCTGTATGGATCAGCCGTAGATGTTCTTAATAGGCTGTCAAAGCAATGGAAAGAGATGATCAACGTTAGATATTACGGCAACAAAGTCAGCACGCTGGTTGTGGGTGAATCCGTCAATACAGTGCCGGTAAAAATAAATAGAGGCAATCTGATAGGGTCAGTCGAAGTTACAGACGGTGGCGTAAAATTTAAAGCTCAATTGGATGGTGAACTGAATTTACACAAACTGGTTGATGTGGAATCAGCGACAGTTGACGACCTGACAACATCAGGTAAGTATGTCACCACAATGGTAAATCACAGAGGGGACAATAGACAGGGAGATTTTTCAACGTCTTGCGCTTGTGTTTTTCCAAATAGTGAAAAGGGGATATTTAGACAGGGACTTCTGTAATGGCGGAGCTAGATAATCCAGGGTTAATGGATGTCATGAACCAATTCTGGGATTGGAAGACAAACCAGATGTGGACCGCCTTTCCTGGAAAATGCATCAAGTATGACTCATCAAAAAGGCAAGGATCAATTGAAGTTTTAGTCAAGTATTTATTCGGAGAGGATGAGGTACCAAAATCAATACCAAATTTACTTGATGTTCCGGTCATGATGCCTGGTAACCAATTCGCAACGATTAATTTACCGAAATTGGGGTCCGGTTCTTTTGGGCTGATGATTGCCGCAAATATAGATATAACAGACTGGATTCTTGGAAGCGGTCAGGCCGTATTGCCGACAGAAGATAGACGATGGGATATAAACGATGGTTTTTTTATTCCCGGAGTTTTTCCAGAAGGTGCACCATACCAAGGAACGATTGATGATGATGTTTTAGATATATCTGTTAAGCCTGGAACAAAAGTAAAAATAGGTAATAGCGTGGCAGATTTGCCGGGAATGTTTGACGAATTACTGACATTATTGCAGGGAACAGTTGATTTTACCGGAATTGCTTCAACAGGAACGAACATAAAAATATTAACACAGCTGGCAACGCTTCAAGCTAAACTAGGGCAGATAAAGGCGTAATGGCATATAATCCAACAACATACAAAAACACAATCAAGACTGGACTTTTAGCGGCTATAGGAACTCCGGGCGCTGAGGATGCTTTTGCCCAAATATTGGCTGATGCTCTTGGTGTCGCAATATCTCAGCTAGAATCATCATCCGGTGACGTTACGGTTCCAGGAACTGGTTTGGTTGCCCCTGCTGGCGGCGGGGCGGTGACTGGATCGGCAACGGCGGCCCTGATCGCTCCTGGTAAAATAAAATAATGGCTACCTTAGCAACATATTTACTCACTGGAACCGGAGACCTTGACATATCAGGCGGAACGTTCACTGTTGTTGAGGATGAAGA